CCGCCTCATCTTGTCTAAATCATCGACTCCTAAATAGCCCGCGCCTTCGGCGTAAGCGTCAGAGCGTTGATAGTTCCCTGCCGCCTTTGCGCGGTCTATTTCTTCGTTGTAGCCGGGTCGATTCAGTTTGCGTTCATCCATAGCGCGCTTTTTATCTTTTGCCATCATTTACCCCTCTTGTAATTGGGTTCATCGGTTTTGCGATTTAAAACCTTGTTGGCTTTGGCATCAATCTTGCTTAAAGTAGACTTTGAGATATTGCCTTTGTCATACTGCTGCTGTGCGCGAGCCTTAGCATTAGCCGCGTGAGATTTGTCGTGAACAGGATATTTACGTTGTTCGGGTAAAGCAAAATCACTCTTTGGGAGTGCTTTCCGAGCTTTCGTTGTTAGCTTCGCCATCTTCTTGCTCCTTGCTGCCTTGGCCTGTGCGTCTTGCAATTTCTTTAGATTATATCAATATAGTCTAATTAACAATGTGCGGTTAAAGATTCAATCGTAATACTCAACAATGTGAGTGCAAAAAAAATAAACGGTCACCTTCCAATTTAGCTTGGCGGCCAGTCTATTAATGGTAAATTTGCAATAAAATCTTCAAGTGCTGGCGGTTGAATCAGTCCATTTTCAACTTGTTCGTAAATATCTAAAGCATATTCCCAGCATAAATCACGCCACGTTACAAAAGCTTGTGCTTCAGCTTGCCATTGCGGATTACTGCTGTTTATATATGTAGCGCACGTAAAGCCATTCTCGTAATTTTTTTCTCGAGCGACATTATCAATATGATTCTGTAACGCGCGCGAATATTCTCGAATTTTATTTTGTTTTAACGCAGAATTTGCGGCAACATGAAACTGCTCGTTGGTCGGCGCATCGTTGTTTGGATAGTCTATATTTAGACTCGCAATGTCTAAATCAGCGCTATATTCAATATCGCCGCGCACAACAGCTTCGATGCTCATCTGAACTAACACATCACTGACTTTCATCAATAGTTCTCCTAAATCGCTTGATTACAAGTTCGCATGGCGCGCTCGTAAGACTAACTGTATCGCCAGGAAGGGCTGCCGAACTTGCCGCCCGAACCATCAGCGTTATATTTCGTGCACCGTACGAATTTGCCGGAATCCATACGGCAGGCCGCAATAACAACTCGTGATGCCGTGAAGGCGAAACATTGCCTCCGCCGCCAGCTCCAATAAAAAACGCGGAATTTGCAGGAGGCTCATCATCGTAATTTGAATTGACAACGAGTCTCGCTACACAACTGACAGAATGGCCTGTGTCGTTTGTAACTTCAACAGAACCCACGCAATCAAATAATTCATTAACATCGAGGTTGTCTAACCTGATTCGCAAAACAGCGTACCATTTTTGATTCTGTCCAGAACCAACAGGAACAGTAGTTCGCAACAAATCGCTTTCAGTTGCGCGGTAAATCGCTACTTGATTGATATTTAATGTTTCTTGATACCCTATTTCCGCCATATTAAACTTTAAGCTCCATAATCAACATAAATGCAGGGCCATGGCTGGCTCCTGCTATCGTCGCTGTTCCGCTGCTTGCGACGCGCGCAAATCGCAACACATAAGTTTGCAGGCTTGTACTTGGCGCGATTTCAGTCCCTATAATTGTAATCATATCCTGACTTACATCATTTGCGCGGCCATTGTTAAAAAAGTGACCTGCCAAAGCTCCTGATGGTGTTCCTGAAATCGTTGTCGCTGAACCAGTGTTGCGCCTAATATCGAATCTTACAGCGTAGTTTGTGGCATTTGATGATGTCGTAAAACTCGCCGGCGCATAACAGATAACAACAATTCTATTACTTGTGCTTGTGGGTATTATGCTTGCGGCCAAGCTTGAATTTGCAAGCGTTTGTGATGTACTTGTATCATTAACTGCACTTGTTGCAACTACATATTGCACGACTTGAGACGACGACGACATCGAATCCACATAAGCTTTAATGCTTTGCTGTGTAGCAAGAGCAGTATCGCTGTTAGACGCCATATTATCTTCGTCAAGAATTGGAAATCCTGTTGCGTTATTTGTGGCCATTTTGATTCCTTAAACAACTGTTAAAACGCCCTGCACCCCTGTCAGTACAGCAAACTCAGTATCGGCAGTAATGCAAATCAATTCAATCGAATCGTAGCGGTTTGTCGATTCAAGATAGCCGGCCGCACCTGTTGTTGTATCGCTGGTGCCGAAATGGATAGTTTGTCCGGCATGCTGGGCAATGCGCCAGCCGCCTGCACCTTTTCCCTGGACTATGAGCGTATCGCCTACGTTTGCAGTAGCAGGCAAAATTAAAGTCACGAGACCCGCGTTATTGGCGATATAACCCGAATTAACTGACATTGCTTGGGATGTGCCTGTAACCTCAGTCCAGTTATAGCCGCCACCACCGCCACCTGATGACCAGTTTAAGTTTCCCATGCCATCAGTACTCAAAAAGAATCCTGCGGAGCCATCGGCTTGTGGCCAGTTCAGGCCATCTAGTACTAGGTTCCCTGTACCGTTCGGGGTTAATACTAGGTCGCCATTGGTGTTGGTACTTGAAATAGTATTGCCATCAATGCTGATGTTGTCTACATTCAAGCTGCCTGTGATGTCAATATTGCCTGAGCCGTCTGTAGTAAATCCTGAGTCACCGCCAAACGCCCCAGAGTTGTTGTATTGTATTTGTGTATTCGTGCCACCTGGTGTGGTCACGGCGGTTTGAGCAACCCAGGCTAGCTGGCCAGCACCATCAGTTGAAAGCACAAACCCTGCTGTTCCATCAGCTATAGGAAATTTTGCCCAGTCAAGCACCAGCACGCCGTCACCATCCGGCACAAGATTAATATTCCCATCCGTGTCTGTACTCGATAGGGTATTGCCACTGAGCAACAGATTGCCTACGGCTATGGTTCCAGGAGCTACTAGAGTTGACGAAAGACTTAACACAGGGTTTTGAGGGTCTGTGTTGTCCACGTCAATTTCGTTTGCAGTTCCTGTTACACTTAAAACAGCCGTGCCAATCAAGCCATCAACATAGTTTTTAATAGATAAAGCCGTTGCCAGATTATCAGCCGCAGCCGTTGCCATAGTGTCGTCATTGATTATTGAATCAACCGCAGTCGTTCCCTGAATGGTAAACGTGCCTGGCGCATCAATTGTGGATGACAATGAAAGCACTGGATTCTGAGGGTCGGTATTATCGACATCGACTTCATTAGCCGTTCCGGTAACACTCTTTACACTGCCAGCATCTAATCCATCCACGTAGGCTTTGACTGATTCAGCCGTTGGAACATTGGAGTCTGTAGCAGTGGCAAAGGTGTCATCATCTATAATGGCATCAATGTTTATTGTGTTTTGAACAGTGAATGTTCCTGGGAAATCCAGCGTTGCAGATAAAGATAAAATTGGATTTTGTGGGTCTGTGTTGTCCACGTCAATTTGATTTGCCGTTCCTGTTACGCTTTGCACATCGGCTGTGATATCGGACAAATAAGCAACCGTACCACTTGCGTCTTGCCAAGTAACATCCACCGTATTCGCCGTATCGGGAAAAGTAAACCGTGTAATATGCTGATAGGCCGTTCCGGTATTATACGCCATTGCGTTGGTAGAGGCTGTCGTTCCGAACCCTAGAGCGCCCGCGCCTTTAGCATAAATGTCTAGCTCTATATCAGTGTCCGTTCCTTCAGGTGCAATTAACACAGGGTCTGTGGTCACGGAATTTGTAAAGCCAATATAGTTTACCGAAGACGCGCCTGCCGTATTGACATGGATTATAGGGTTGCTATTAATATCCGCTATCCCTAAAGGCGCAACAAAATATCCGGTAAATCCCGGGCCATAATAATCCGTACCATTTACCCCTATAGACGGTGTCGCTACCCCGGCCACCACGGTTTGCTTTAAAAGACCGGTGCTTAATGTACCAAGGTCAAACGCGCTGGGAAGCAAAGGATCGGCGGTATAAATTAAAAATGGGAATCCTTGAACGTCTACCGAGTCCTCTAATTGCACCCACCCATAGATAGGTGAATAATACTCATAGCTTTCTAGGGTAGTATTAAAACGCAGCCGAAAATACATCTCAGGGCCAGGTGCTGGTCGTTCAGCTGTTGTTCCCGGCGCTAAATTTGGCGCAGGGTTATTAAAGAGGACGTTTACACCCCCTTGCAGACCGGGGGTTTTATCATCGGTTGATAAATCTCCTCCCGACATCATTTCGCTAAATTTTATCGTATCGACCATCACTTATTCCTTGTGATTAGCGCTTTAGCCTTGCAGTTGTCTCAATGAAACCCCTATGTATGCATTAGCGTCTGGAGTTATAAAGTGAATAACATCACCCCCTCTAACATACCGCTTTTCAGGCTTAAATTCATTATATTGTTGGGTTCCAACACTTGCGGCCCCTGGTATGACTGGCGTTGCGTTTAGGCAGACGTAGACGTTTGAGAGGTCGTTGTATTCAAAATACGCTTGGTATTGCGTGGTAGGGGTTCCAGGAACCGTAAATGTTTGCTCGGTAGACGCTGTGCAATGAACCTGTACAGCAACATCACTAAAGGGCAATGTTTCATGGTAATTGCTGTTATATTGAATAGCCATTTTTTAAACTCCTAATCGTGCGTTTGCGACAAAATGGAACCGAATATAAGCCTCGATTCCAGCTGAGCTACTAGCCACCGTTGTTAAATTTGAATTTGAGCGTCGAACATAAGATGCATATTTAGTCCCTAACCCTGATACGGCCCAATTTGAACTAAAAGAATTGTTGTTGCTTGCAACTGAGGAAGAAGAGCCATTTGCTAACACAGCAAGAACACTATCAGCACTACCACTACTGGGATTATAAATCGTTATAGTAGGAGTGCCGCGCTTTACTGTATTAAATTCAAATGTAAACGCGGCTGCCCGAGCAGCATAGTTCGTATCAACACCAGACGTATCAAAAGCAATTTGAGGTCTAATTAATTCCCCTGCGGAAGTACTCGAAGTCCCAGGGACCACGCCATTATTATACGATTTTTCATAATAATATTGGCACCGAGATAACATTTCGTCAAAAGTCAATACACTTGACTCCATAGCAAATTCGTTAGGGATTAATGAACCTTGGAAAAAAACTATATTGTCTGGAGTTCCCGACTCAATCATGTCATTTAGGGTATATATAACCACCCCAAGAGTCATATTTGCATTAGAGGATGAAGGTAACAGCATATTTTCAAACAAGAGCGTATTGTCGCCGTCGGATAAATTATAAACCGGATCGTCTTTAGGTATAATTGCCGTCCAGCCTGCCGCATAAGTTGGGTCCGATCCTGATGCCCACGATGCTATGGGTTGGTTTTGCGCAAGAGTTGGAGGTAATGATGCTCTGTAGATTAAGCGAGCCTTAACGCGTAAAGTATTAGCCGGCGTCTGTTTTTGAGCATTTAACTTAATAAGTAATGATAAAACCCCACCCCAATATGGCCGAATGGTCGCCGCATCTATAAATTCGACAAGGGCAAATTGATTCGAGCTAGTGACAGCGGTTACTTTGTAACCGTGATTTTGAGAAACTCCTGCCTGACCGGTTTTAATATTATTACCTGTTGCACTAGCAACATAGGCTTGCTGTATAGCAATTACTTGATCGGCTGTGTACCCAAATGTAGCTAAATTAGCATCAGCCGTTGAGCGCGCCTGCCAAGGGTTTAAAGCAAAATTAAATCCTGTCAAAATATTTTGTTTTGGCTGAAATAATATGCTGTCCCTATAATAATGAAAAGTATGGTCTATTTGGCGCTGGATAGTATCTTGCTCATAAGGATAACGAATAGGCAAGTCCCCTGCTACCAATTGAATGCTGGTTAATATTAAATTAGCAACGGTGGGCAAATTAATGCGCAAATCAATGTACGCGGATGGAGGGTCTTGCGTGTTTACAGTATCGCCTAGCAATCCAAATCCTGTGTATTCGGTAAAATTCCCATCCAAAGTCGTAGTCGGCAAGACTTCAGTTAAAGTATTTCCTAAAGAATCTCGAAGTTGCGCTGATATAGACTGTGGGCTAACTTGACGCAACGCGGTTATACTAAAAGAGACGTATTTATTAGCCCATAGCATCCCGTTTTGCAAAAATCTCTGCCTTAATACAGCCTCGGTCCACGTGCCGCTTAACTCAATTTCCAAACCATAAGGCGCGTTTGTAGGATTGGCCGTAGCGCTATTAAACGCAAGCCGCGTAATGGTTACATTCCCTGTGCCGGTTAAGTCTAAAAACCATCCCGGCCCTACTTCAATACTTTGGGTAGAAACGTTCGTCAAACTAAAAGGATTGGGCGTATTAATGATAGCAAATTGAGGGTTGGTAACTTGGTTGTCGGTCGATAATGCAACGGTATCAATAGGTCCTGGTCCCTCTTGTCCCGGTACATAATTTTCCACCAAATAAATTAAGGGGTCTTGCTGTGTATTGCCTTGTCTAAATTCCAAACGATAAACAGCGTATGGATTCCAGTAAATATCAATAGGGAGCGTGCCGTTCGCTAAGAACTGAATAGGATTAGTCCACGGAATATTTCCGTTTGCGTCATGCCAAACGGTAGCAGGCGCATAGGGTATCTCGTTTTCTAAGACGAACATGTAAAAGGTATCGTCAAATTGATGCCCGGTTAAGTCTACAAAACTCCATACCGGGTTGCTTCCTCGCACCATAGCCATAGTCAATCCTTATCTATGCTTGTTTTTTGTCCAACTCTCGAGCTATACTGTTTTTGAACTCAAGAGGAATTTATTATGTGGCAATTTATTTTACTTGTTATCGCCTGCGCTTACTTTTATAACCTATTATCAGGGGAGCAGTAAGCTTTTTAATATTTCGGCACTTTTTACAACACCACCTCCAAGCCCTGCTGTTTTGACTACGTTCGCGAAAGGTTTAAGCTTATCTTTAGCTATTGCCTTATTTCGAGCAATCGTAACCTCTTCTAGCATCTCAGGGTGGTGTGCCAAAAATTCATCCATAGCCCCTGAGCGCTCCATGAACGGCTTAATTAAATCTAGGTCTGTTTGTCCGGGCCTTAATCGCTTACCTTCTGCAAATACATTACGCACGGTGGGCTTAAGGTTCTCATTATAGTATGTATTAAGTTTGTGCGCGTATAGTCTATCAGCGTTTTGTTTTATTGAAGCTATATCGGCATGTCCTTGTTCTGCTAATTGTGAGCGCAGGGACTTATTTAAACGTTCGCGCGCGCTTTGTAGTTCACGGGCTTGATTAAGCTCTGCTTGCGACACGACTTTTTTACCTAATATCGATCGAACCTCTTTACCCATATCAATTTGTAATTGGTTCAGTGCCTGGTAGTTTCCTTTTTTGGCGTTAGCAATTAGCTCTTTGTTTTCCGGCGTTTTGCTAAAATAGGTCTCCACCGGCTCAAAAATATCGTCTTGGACTCTAAACGGAGACAAGTTGCGCTCTTGGGCTAACTTTGTGGCTTCAGCGTATAATTTTTTGGCAGTATCGGCTAACGTGTCGTGACGCTTTAACATAGCGTTAAAGGCTTCGACAGGCTTTTGGACTTTTCTCAATGCGTTCAGCGAAGGGAGCAAGGTTTCGCTTGTATACTTGGCAACTTTACCGGCTGCTGGTCCTGCCGCCCCAATTAAAGCGCCCCAGTAAGGCATCTCAGGGGATAAAGCACTACCTGTTATTACCCCTGCAAGAGGCTTAGAGACAAGCCCGGGCAAACGTGCGGCCTCAGCCCCCTTCATCAAGCCTTTAAATAAAGGCCCACCAGAGGCCATGCTTCCTGCAATTTCACCACCTAGTTCCAACGCAGGCGCTACAGGTATCTCAACGTCTGCAAACGGAATGCGAGGTGTTGCCCCCATTGGTGCTTCGGGTAGTGGCGCCGCAAGCTCTGATAATGTTTGGTTTGGCTCATAACCGGCCAACTCTCTGCCATATTGAGCAACATTAGCACCAAATCTAACGGGTGCGGTTAAGCCTGCTAATAAGCCGCGACTGGCCGCAGGAAGACCAGTGCCTTCAACAGCGCGATTAAAATGACCGGCAATATTTCCAAGATTCTCAAGCGTGGGATGTTCACCGCTTGCCGCCAATTTCAATAAACCCTCTTGTAAAAAGTGCGGCATTCGCGGGTATTGCTGCTGTATTTCGTAGCGTGCAATTTCCATTGGGTCTTCTACAACCTCCCAGTCATTGCTTTCGTCTTGACCTTGGACGGTTTCGTCTACCAATTCCCAATCAGACATTTTTAACCCCCCGGCGCCTTGCCTCTTCAACCGTTACGCGCTCCTTTGTGCCTGTTTTTCGATTACGCAATAAGACGGTAGCTTTCTCTTCTTGGTTCACAGGCGCGCTTTGTGCGGCTTGTTGGGGTTGCTGTGCTTGAACAGGCGAATCGGTAGCAACAAACTTGCCGTTTTTAAAATCAAGCGTTCTTGCCCCAAGTTGAACAGGAGATGTTGCGGCGTTTTTATAGGTGCTAGTTTCTGATTCAAGCAATTTTTGCAATTGATTTAATTGTGCCAAAGCTACGTCCGGGTTTTTATACCAAGCGCTAGGGTTGGTTAGATGGCGTATTCTCTCCATAGCTTGCGGCTGTATGGAATCACCCCAAAACTGGCGTAATTGGTCGGCTAAAGCGGAAGCCGTAGACACCGCCGTTTGAAATTTTTTTAACTGCTCAGGGGTTTTGCCGGCCGTACTCATAGACTGATCTTTAAGCCACTTTCCCATTCCTTCGATGCCGGAGTATTGAACCAGCGCATCCTTGTCTAGCATATCAAACGCTTTATCGATATTTTGTGCCGATAAGAATTTGTTTTGCGCCTGTGTGGTGCTTGTCTTTTTGGCAATTTCGCGCTGATAGGCTTCGGCTACATCAGGGCTTACACCACCCCCTTCGCCCATGACGTCGCCAAGCTGTAGTGGGCCTTGTCCTCTTCCTTCGGCGATCAGCTTGCCAAGCGGACTAAGCGCTTTAAAAGGTGCGGTTTGTTGTAAGCTTAGCCGGTAATCAATTAACGCGCGTCTAGCGTCTTGTTGGTTTTGCAAGGCTTGTTGAGCTTGTTTAAATCGTGGGTCGTCTTCACCGTATTGGCGGCGTAATTGCTCAATAACCAACGCATTAGCAACATCACCGCTTGGAGATAATCCGCCAAATTGCGCAAGGCGCGATTCGCGCTGGCGATTTAAAGCCATTTGCTCTTGAAAATGCTTGTCGGCTTGCGCTAGTTTTTCCCGCTCTAATATAGGCTGAATCATACGACTAAACATAGTCGATCCGATATCAAGTCCTTTTAACAACGCATCGCCGGGCTGTCCTGGCAGTGGTATTCTAGTTGGCATTATTTACCTCCGTAAGGAGACCAAGAGCCTAACGCGCCCCCTATCGCGCCCCCAATTGGACCACCTAACGCAGAGCCTGCTATGCCGCCGGCAATTCCTAGAAGATTACCAAACAAATTACCGCGCGCGTTTTGTTTGCCATAAGCCATCTCAGCGGAGCTTTGCCCCATGTTCATGGCTTGGTTTGCCATATTTCCTGCGGTACTTGCGCCTATGCCATAAATATTTTGGCCTATACCAATCCCGGCTAAATATTTTTGCATCATGTCTTGAAGATAATTTTGCTTATCTTGCGCGCCAATTTGAGCCGTGCCACGTTGAATAGCGGACAAGGCAGGAGACGAACCCATTAGCCCCATTGAAGAGGCCGCACTTAACCCGCGTTCTTTTGCGTCCGCTTCCATATCTTTTGCGGCTTGGCTTTCTTCATAGCCCGATGACCATTTATCATAAAGGCCACCGGGGTCAAGCAACGACTTCATCGCATCTGATAAATTGCCGTACACGTCCAACCCGTGCTGCATGTAGGGCTGTTGGTATTGCTGCGCCTGCTGGTAATATTTATCCAACTGTTGTTGTGCGTCGTCATATCCTTTGCCCGGATTTAAAAAGCTTGAGAACAAACTCATAATCCATCTCCTTATGGGTAGCTCGTAGTGTTAAATTTCACGAGCGCTCCGTTTTGCATCCCTACGTAAACGTTGTTTGTCGTATCGTATAGAAATACGCCGTCAAACAAATCACCTCCGGCAAATAGTGCGGCAATTTCAGCGGCGGTATATTGAGGTGCTGGCAATAAATTAAACGAATTTTGAACGGTTGCAATCACCTCGTTTAAGCTATCTACTAAGTTAGCAACCCATTGATTAAATTCATAGGGAAAATCGCTATTTGATAAAGGTGCGGCATCAATTCGCTCTAAGAATATGCTCATTAATTAGCACCTCCGGAGGCTCTTCTTGTATTGCGCACTCCCCCTAAAATCACAATAGGGGCGGAACTTACACAAATTAATTTATAGCATCGATTACGGCTTACGCCTAGTTCATACCATCGCATCCGCCATCGGTACGCACCTAACGGACTAAATTCGCGCAAATCAGCAAAAGTAAACGTAACGCCTCCGTCATCTGAATAATAAAGGCTTATATACGGTTTAAACAAAGCGTTATAATGATTGTCATCAAACGTTGGGGTGTTACCGGTTTCGGTAATAATATACTTGTCGTCTTCGGACAACATATAAACCGGCGCATTTTCGGTGCTGTTTTCCCCTACAATAAAAGTTGTATTTAAAAAAGGTGCTTCGTTTTTGTAAAACGTTTGATTTCCAAACACAAAATCAATCTCAACGTAGTCGTCTATAAATTCGGAATAATCAGGCTCAAAAATATGAGACGTTACTAATTCATACCGCATAGGGTATTTTAAAAACGCATTATCAGCTTGCCGGTCGGCGTTTGGGTTTCTCAATTCGTTATAGTAAATATTACCTGCCATTTCATATATAGCAGGGTCGTTTTGAACGGTCACCAAATGCTTGTTATTAAAATAAACATGTTTTTGTATGCGATTACGCTCTCCGTTTAATTCAATAACCCGAGACCATGTTTTGGTTTCAAAGTTATACTCTATTGAGTTGGCGTTTTCGTCTTCGTCCAACAGACCAAAGTTTCGATATTCACCGGCTGATACACGATAAAAAATGGTGTTTTCATATTGGTAAAGAAATCCGGAGGCGGTTTGAGCTACAAACGGGCTAAGCGCCCCCTGCGTACCTTTTTCTAACAACACGTTGACCGCTTGGCTAGATATATCCTCGGGCGATTGGCCGTTTGAAGCCATAAAAGAGACTAGCCCGTTTTTATTTTGAGCCAGCCATACCATACGACCAAAGTCAATCGATAAAGTATTGGGATCGGCTATACCATAATCCCAATTATAAGAGGTGTTCTTTTTCCACGGAAATTCGACGGTAACGCTACCCACAGTTAATTGGGTGGGAATGTTCGCCCAAATATCGGTGGTAAAGCTTGTAAATACATACAATTGCGCGTGTAACACGCCAAATTGACCAATAACGCCTGAAGCTTGGGCGAATACTGGCGCGCCGTTGATAGTAAAACACGTTGCCGCCCCTCCGTCTAAGTTTATGGTGGACAAATACATAAACGGAGAGTCTTTTTGCGAAACAACAAACCGGTTCCCGAACGCGGCGACATAGAGGGGTTTGCCGCCGGTGGTAGAACCACCCGGAGCGTTTGGATCGGAAACCGTACTCATGGTGACCGAGGTTCCGTTTTCGGTGATGATATAGATGTTTTTCTCATCGGTTAATAAGGCCCTCACCTGCGTACCTACAGCCAAAAAATCAAACCAAAGCTCACCGTTTAGCGCTACGTTTCCGATGGGTCTTTCGTTGTAAAATCTATCAACTTGTATAACTTGTGTGCCGTCCACCACGTATACAAAATCGATTGTTCTAAATACAGCACGTGGCTCTTCGTTGAATATCAAACGGTTTTCATTTAGCGAACGTAAGTGCTTGCGCCCCATGGCAGGATACATGGCTTGTTTCTTTTTACCGGTTGGCACGGCTATGCCGTACCAATTAGCGCAATCCATAGAGCCAAATTGCGTGAAACGCTGACGGTCGTAATAGCAAAAAACAGGCAAGTCTTGGATAGGCATTATATCCCTGCCCTAACGCGCCACGCGCCGTTTAACAGGCTTTGTTCGTCACCTGTTACCGATAGATTGACCTCACTTGCGGCTTCCATTTGGTCGCGCGCTTCAATGTAACGCTCCTCTAATTTGGGCGTCCATGCGTCTGCTCTTCCCTTAAACATACACGTATCACGTGCGGCAGCCAGCAACAAAAAGCGAATGAAATACTGAGGCACGGAACTCATATCGCTATCTTTTGTTAAAACGTCTAGTTGGAATTTTCCTCTTGCATAAAACTCATAAAATTGACTTGGCGCAGGGTAAAGTTGCGCGGGTACAATATCCGTTGCAGGAAAAGTAATGATAAAGCGCGGTAGACCTTGGAGGGGTTCGTATTTCCACGCGGACAAAAATTCATCGCGCGATTTATCAATAAGAGGGTAAGTAACGCCGTTTAGTTGCAACCATGCGCTATCCAAGTTAGCAAGCCTTCCCTTTTTGATATACGCCACGGTCGGGTCGCTTATATCATGCGTAAAAGTAAGCGTCGAATTTCCCGTAATAGTTGCGTTTTGCGTTAAAGTAACGGTATTACCAACCACGGATAAAATAGTGGTGGCCGCAGGTATTCCGTTACCTGTAACGGTATCCCCTACAAAAAACAAAGAACCGTCAACGACCGTAAAGCTTGGTGAGCCGGTGGTTAGCGCTACAACTTCGGTTGTGACCTCTTCGGTCGCATAGTCGCTAGGTGTAAAATAGATTTGCTTTTGCGGCAGGTTTATATTGACCGATACGGTTTTAGCAATTGTTAAAAGCAAACCCGTGCTGGCATAAGATTGCAAGAGCTGGTTTGTAACCAACAGAGCCAATTTTTCGTCATCGCCGTGAAGGGGTACAGTTGGATTTGAGGCATTGATTAGCCTATACATCTGAAATGCAAAGTCACGGAATGTATATGCCATAACAGCCTCCCTTGGCCTTATTCACTCACAGGCACTTCATTACCGTTTGCATCCACTTCAAATACCGCATCGGTAGAATGTGTCTCGCCTGCTTTAACCTCAAAAGTGCCGTCTGTGTAAGCCGCTTTTTTCTTGTTGGCCTTTTTAGCCGCTTGAGGTGTTTTTGTCTCGCGGGCGGTAGCCTCGTCAAACCAAACCCCGGAAGCAAGTGCGTCTTTATACTCCTCCCAAGAATTGACTAGCTTTTGCTCGCCTTTTTTATTTTTGACAAATACGCGAAAATGCTCTTTTAAAACGGTCTTACCGTTATAGATAACAGCGTCTGCTTGCATAATTTCCCTCTAAAAAAAGCAGCCCCTTGCGAGGCCGCTTAGCTATCTTACGAGCAAATACGAACCGCGAACTCAGGGTTAATTGCGCAACCGCAAATAACGTCAATTCGGTCTAATTGTTCATAGTTACGGATATCAGCACCTAGGCTATAAGTCATTGATAACTTATACAGGTCTGAGAACCTTGTTACCGCTTCAACACCACCACGCAATTCTTTGATTGGTGGTGCGGCAAACACAACGGCTTGTGTGTGGTATGCCAGAGAAACGTTATGACTGTCACGTAGCAATATTTGAGCGCCGTTTGGAATTGGTGCAGAAATATTTTGACGTGCGCCTGATACCACGATGGTTGGGTTTACAGGGATATCCGCTGTGCCACCAACGGTTGATACCACGTCCTCGGTTACAACAAATTGCGCGCGTTGGTCAAGGGCTTGATAAGTTAGAGGGTTAATCATGAAGACACCTGCGGCATCATCAATTTCAATGATATCGCCCTTACGGAATACCACGTCACTTGCAACAACACCGGTAACGGAGATGGTGTTACCGCTTGCGATTGGGCCGTTTGTAACCGTACCACCTAACTTAAACCCTGCGGGAGGTGAACCGCCCGCTTGACCTAATCCCGCAATTTGACGACCCAAGAAATTAGTCTTAAAGAAGTCAAATCCAGATAGGTGACCGATAAAGCCGTCAATCAACGCGCCGGTATTTACCGAGGTGTTAAATACGTTATATAGGTCGTTTGATAAGCTCGCTGCTACGCGTGGAGGTACGGCCGCATAACGTTTGCCGTCTTCCGGAATTGCAAGCTCTGTCATATACGCATCAGCGGTAAGGATGGTGTTAAAGTCAACAGGAACACCCGGTGTACCCACGGCTTGATAAGTTTGAGGCCAGAAATTGTCGCGTGCGATAAAGCCTTCAACTAAGTTAGCTAAGCGTTTAGCACGAGGTGCGTTGGCCATTTCCAAGTAAGGCTCATCCCGCGCACGGTTAAATGTCAGGTTAAACCCTGTGTATTCAATCATCGTGCGGAATTGCTTAGTAATTGAAAGAGGGCGTACAACCTGCACACGGGCTTCGGCGGTAGCGGTAGCGCCTTCACCTGCTAAATACCGCTCTTCTAGACGATAATTGAGCGTTTGACCGGTTGCAAAGCGTAGGTTTTTAAAATCACCTTCGAGATTGCGGTTTGCAGTACGTGCAAACGCTAGAGAGTTCCAGAAACGTACAAATACGTCATCTAAGACGTACTGCGTTTCGCGAAATACGTTAGCCATCTTGTCCACTCCATGAACAATTCAATAATAAATGCTGTTGTCACAGCGCCTCACTTTCCTTGTCCGGTGGAAGACAAATGTTACACACCTATTATTGATGGCAGACGGGATGCCGATACACGTCATAATCAAGAATAGAGCAATAAATTTACATTTGTCAAGTTTTGTTTTTGACATCCTCCCCGACCTGAAGGACGGGGTTTTACGGCGCATCGGATAATACGACCGCAGACTAGTTTCGCGAACGAAAAGAGCGGCTCAACACCGCTCCTGTCTGTACTTATCTTCGGCGCAACTGACGCATCTTGGCAAGTTTTCGCGCTTCGGATTGCGCTATCAAGTCCTCAATAGAATCACCTTGCTTCTTATCTTTAATCTTTAATTGACCGTCATCTTTTGTTCTAGACACGGGCTTAGGTGCTTTGGTCGCTTGTGGTTTTCTCTTCATACGCTCCTCTAGCCGCCCCATTTCTACTATTTGCGCATAAGGGTCGGGAATGCTTGAAATTCGCTGTAACTCTTCGGGATGGCGTTTGCTTGCGGCATAAATGAAAGCCGCAGGGTCGGCAATCCCTCGCATAGCGTATGTCATGTGGTCGGTAACAGGCTGACGGGAAACAACGTCTACAAAATCAGGAAAGCGCTCCATACCTTGGGTAAACTTTTCGATGAATTGGTTATGAGCCGCCGCTTCTTGTTGCAGTTGGTGTTGTTTTTGTTGGCGTGTAATTATTTTATTAAAAGTTTGCTCTACAAAGTTCTCAAGCTGCTGCTGCCAAGGCACGTCCGAATTTTCATCGTAATGACTGTCAAAGTCTTGTGCCATCTGCTGTATTTGTTGCGGTGTTTGCTGCGGGACTTGTTGCGGGTTGTTTCGTTGAAACTGCGCTACCCGTTCACGTATAACTTTGTTTAGAATTTCCCGGTGTTCTTCTTCGGTGTACATTCTAGGCTTTGGCTTTTCGTTGCCATATTCATCTGTTTCGCCGCCTTCGCTTTCATCTTCTCCTTCGGGTTCGGATTCTTCTTTGTCTTCATAAGAAGACCCGTCAAGCTCTAATTCAGGCTTTGATGGTTCGTCATCATACGATGAATCTGGAACGTCATCGTAATCGTTATCCATATCTGGTTGGTGTTCGGGCGCGGCCGGTTGTTCATCGGTTTTACCCGTCATCAATAAATCATCTATACTGCTGGTTTGTGTAGCCATAAATCCCTCTATTGGTTGTTGTTAAACTTTCTGCGTCAATATCTTGGTTAAATTGTCCGCATGCGCTATATGCCTGTCGGTTTCGGTGCGCTGTGTTTCGGCCGCATACCTAAGCTCGGTCTCGGTAAGCTCGGCGGCGCTTTCTAGTCTATCGTTTTCAAGTTCTCTCAATTTAAGCTGAGCGTCCATGATGATTTCTTGGCGCTTAAGCTCAAGCTCTTGCTCTTTTAGGGCTTGCTCTTTTTCTTTTAACGCTTGCTCTCGTTGTTGCTGTTGCATTTGGGCTTGCATCATTTGCTGTTGCTGTTGCATTTGGGCTTGCATCATTTGCTCTTGCGGTGAAGGTTTCCCGGACTCGTTTGGCATCTTTCCTGTTTTGCCCGCGTTTACTATTTGCGGCGGCACAAGCGTTTTTAAACGGTTCTTAATTTCGATGGTGTTTGCCAGCGGCAAGTTTTCAGCGTATAGGTCTGCAATTAACTGGAATGATTGCGGGTCTGCCTGCAAGACTTCTTTTAGCGAATCAAGGGCCATTTGTTTTTGTCCTTCGAAACTTGGGCCCGGCAACAACCGAACCTCAAACGTTCCTTTTCGTATATCGTTTTTAATGTGGGCGGCGTATTCGTCTGCCTGTTCGTTTAAAGTAATGTTTTTCAATCCTTCATTGGGTGTCATTAAAGCAATGACGCGCTGCGAATCAAATACGCGCGGTATCATTTCGTTGACTACCACGCCACCTGCGGCAATGGCGCGGTTGATTGAATTAAAAAATACATACGTTGGGTAACTGCCTTGCCGTGTACGCGCATCAATTGCCGCGCCCGATACTTCGTTGCCTTGCTGACCAAGTCGGGTTGGATATAAACCGGTCGATGTGTACAAATCCTCAATAGCTAATTGATATTGTTGAAACAAGCTCGCTGATAGTTCCGGTGGACGTATTGGCTCGGGCTTAGCGCCGCTTGGGGATTCGTCATAGGTAAGCATGCCTTGAAAGGCGTTAGGGTTGCGCCATTTGTTTTGAGTATCCATAGAAGCCACGTTTTTCTTAGAGCCAATCCATTGGTCATAGCGGCTAACTTTGATAATAAACGCAGATTGTGTACGCAAATAGTTAATATAACGCTGAGTGTCCTTGCAGTCGCCAAAAAATGAGCGGCATATTTGCTTGCCGTTTTTATCGTAGTAGCTATTTTGGTCTACAAAGATAATCGGTAACGATTCTGAAGGGAACTCACCCTCTTCGAGCAAATAATCACCGGCAATTTTATAATGCCAAATCTTATGCTTTTTGATGTCGCGCTTTTCTTCAATGCGAACTTGCTCATCGTTATCCCATAAAACCATAACGTCCGCGTCTTCTAAGCCTTCGACCTCTTCCGTTTCAGGGGGTTCATCGCCTTCATATTCACCGGTCACGCTTTCTTCTTCAACGTCTATGCCATCTTGCGGGATATCTACTAATTCGCCTTCGTTGCGTTGAACAGTTTCCAAAATGGAAATAGTTGCCTCATTGTTTTCACTTACCTCTTCTATTCCTTCTTCGGGCATTTGACCAGGCATTTGACCGGGCATTTGACCAGGCATTTGACCAGGCATTTGACCGAACATTTGCGAAGCAAAAGCCTGAGCGCGTTTTTGGTTTATTTCGCGTGACTTTTCTATCAGTTCGTTCATCTCTTCTTGGTTATACACAGCACCATTTGACAACTTATAAAGCGTATCTTTTTCATAAACGCGTTTAAAATAATCAATAATCGTAATGCCGTCATTGTCACCCCAAGTAAAAGGGTCGGTATTGGCTTGGTCGTTCGGTTCGGTTGCGAGCGCGATTTCTTCTTTTGATTGCGTAACCTGAAAGGATTGCATCACTTTTTCTTCGGTAGTTTCCCCAAAGACATCGCGGAACTTTGAGCGCGTCATTCGGGTTATATAACCGGCGTGCTGTCCGTCTGTTTTGTTAATATCTTCCGCACCCAAATCAAAGAATGTGCGCGTTGAATCTTTGAAGTAGCGCGGTACAATATCTAAGTCAAAGGATTTGTTATGTGAGTATTCCGTATCCCACATATACGCCCCATAGCCGCCAATAGCAGCCTGATTAGCCGCTACCTGATAAACGGTTTTTGCTTTTTGGGATAATGTTATGTCTTTAACTACTAGCTCTCGAAGATGCGCGGTTTGCTCATCACAATTGGCAAGCGGTACGACTTGAAGCTGCGGGGTGTTTTGTTGCTGCTCACCCAAAAGCGTATTTGCTAAGGTTGCCAACTTATTTGAAACCAGCGGGGTTTTCCTAAAGGTTTTAATCATCTCCTGTTCTTCATCATCAGTCCATTGCTGACCTAGAATAAAGGTGTGCATTTCGTGATATAAATCTATATTCTGCTTAAATCCTTCTCGCCATTTCTCTACGGCCATGCGTGCTTCTTTCGCAATCTTTTCTGCTTTCCTAGCCATAACGGTATCCTTCGTTTGTTAAACTAGCATTCCAGCTACTCTTTCCGGCAAAGGAGTATAGCTTTCCCCGACCGATGTAAAGTAATCTCCTGAATAAAACGTTAAAGCGAGCGCATCGGCCATATCAGGCGACTTCATGCCGCGCTTTTTTAAATCTTCTTTTGACTCAATTTGTAAACGCCCTGAACTATCAAATTTATAGCCAACGCTAGTTAAATCCCCTTGTAATTCATCAAGGTCGGGAATTTGTATCGGCATCTCTTGCCCTAACCATTCTCGCATCTCATGCCAAAGCTCTGCACGCAAGTTTTTAAATTTATCACGGTCGTTAGCAGAACGTGCAACGTTTATACCTTCCACACAGTCGTAACCTATTTCTTTTAACCGGTCAACTATGCCAGCCCCTATCCCAATACAGTCAATGTAAACCTTAACCGGGCATTCTTTTGCTATAATCCGGCGAATCAATCCCACCAACTCCATTGTGTTTAAGTTATAATGCTTTTCAACATTGTACGCCAAACGGCCTTTACGCCTTATTATAGCTGTTCTATCGCCATCCCCTATAGCAGGGTCTACCCCAATGACTAAAGGAGACTCAGACGTTACTGTAGCCTTTCTCGCGCGCATTACAAGATTAGCTTTGATAAACCTGTCGGCTACGGGATTACGAAACGCGTCCAACGCGGTCATAGGATACTCCACGTTAAACAATTCTTTTGCAGTTTCGTGGTCGTTGCTAAACTCTTTTAGCTTGCGTCTACGCCAAAATAAATGCTCAACGGTTAATCCGTTGTGGGCATACAGGTCGTAATACTCAGCCTCTTCCTCGGTCAAACCAAGCGCTAGGGCTTCATCGTCTTCGATGCGGTATTCCCGTTGCCAATACCACGGAATAAATATGGCTTGAAAGTCAGACGCACCTGATTCCGCCGCACACCACATGTTGTAAAAGTAATTACCTATCCCGTTGGCAGTAGACTCAAGGATTATCTCGGTGCCCGGTTCGTTGGGTACGGCTTGCAAAATTCCCTTCGCATGGTCTTCTGCGTGCGGCCAATAGGCAACCTCAGAGCCGTGGAAAAGCTGTATAGTTTGCGAACGCCCTACGCTTTTGTTTCCCGCCGTACCTACGGCATAGCTTGAATTTAAGGTGTTAAATTTTAATTCTTTTGCGCTTGAGGTATCAGGAACGGGTACAAGACCGTCAGGCATTTCATCCAGATAGCGTTTGGTTATGTCAAACAGGTTTTTGGTGGCTTCGGCCTCGTGCGTCAAAATAAACGCTTTCTTACCTCTTCGCGTACTAACGATAAAAAAGTCGCGCGCTTGAACATAAGTAGAACAACCCTGCTGGCGCCCTTTCAACACAATTGCTCGAACGCGGCCTGTTGCTTCCTTCTGGTCTTCTAGTCTTTGATGTAAATATTCCTGAGCACGGTTAAAAACAAAAGGTTCTACTCGCCCGGATTTAGTCCGAATCTTTAAAAAGTTTTTTGCAAATAAGGGCAACGAGTTTAATGTTTTTACCAGTTTATCTGAATCTTTCAATCTCAACGCCTCTGCATTTTATGACAAATATAGCATTGCGTTGCCACCATCATCATTTGGTCGTCAAAGTGGTCGATTAAATAGCGGTGACCGTTTTTCCAGCACCGCCATCGTTTTTTTAAGTTATGCCACATAGTTTCCCCTCTAGTCGACTAACTTATCTATTAATTTCTCAGCTAACGATGTTAAGTTCCTATCATCAGACGCGTCTTTTTCGCGCCACCTAGCCCGCGTTTTAAGCCAAAACATCATAGCAGTTAGATCATCTCCTTCGGTAGCCTTGCGAAATAGCTTGTTTGCTACCATAGCGTTGGCTCTAATTAACGCTGTATCTAGCTCATGTCGGTAATACTTTGCTAAAGTATCAACCGAAATGCCTATATATCTTGCTATATCCTCCTGCGTAATCCCAAAAGAAACCAGCGCGCTAACTTCCGCGCGACTTTTATCGGTTGGCTGGTGAGGTGTATTGTCCGGCATATCATACCTCTCTAATGGCGTCCTTACCTGTATAGTTTTTATATCGTTGTATTATTATATCGCAATATTTGACATCAATTTCCATCATCAGCGCCCGTCTTTTGGTCTTTTCGCACGCAATCATTAAGGTGCCCGATCCTGCAAACGGGTCGTAAACGTACTCCCCGGGGTTAGTATGATTGACAATCGAACGCTCAAATAGCTCGACGGGCTTTTGCGTTGGATGAGCGGTCTTATCCTTTTCGCACACTACGCTTGGAACTTCCCAAACGGTCATTTGCGAGCGACCTCCCTTCCAGTTCCTCTCCTTACTGGAGCGCAAAGCATACCAACAGGGCTCATGCTTCCAATGATAGTCAGAACGGCTTAAGGCGTGAATATTTTTATTCCAAATAATCTGCTGTTTGATTTCAAAACCCGCACGGCGTAAGCCATCCATAACTACATCGCTAAAGGCTGAGGCGTGCCAAACATAAGCCACGTTACATCTAAACAACACATAAGCATCGTACCAGTCAGCTTTGTCGTCATTTTGCAGGCTTGAGTTTTCTTCTCGTGCAGTTTTTTTAGAGCCTTTTGCTTTGGCGCGCCAGCTTGCCTCATACCGTACCCCGTAAGGTGGATCGGTAATCATCGTGTTTGGTGCTTGGCCGTTCATAAGCTTTTCCACATCTGTTTGAACAGTAGAATCACCACACATCAAACGATGCTCGCCCAACAACCACACATCGCCTTTTTTGGTTATAGGTTCGCTCGGCTCTTTTGGCAAATCGTTCTCACCGCAAAAAGCCTCTGGCAATTCTTCGGGCATAAAGCTTGCAATTTCGTCTAAGCCAAAACCCGTCAAGGTCAAATCGTAATCAACCGACTCCAAATACTTAAACTGGTCAATAAGCTTGTTATGATCCCACCCGGCGTTTAGCGCTAATTTATTGTCAGCTATAACGTAGGCCGCTTTTTGCGCATCTGTTAAGCCCCGTATAACAATGCACGGCACTTCGGTAAGCTTTAACTTAAGCGCAGCCTCAAGTCTGCCGTGTCCTGCAATTATGATGTTGTTTTCGTCTATCAATAGCGGATTTGTAAAGCCGAACTCCTCAATACTCTTGATAATTTGCTCTACTTGTTCTGCGGAATGCGTGCGCGAATTTGCCTCAAATAAGCGCAAATCCGACACGTTTATTTTTTTATAGTCCCTAAGCATGACGCGTCTTAAGGGCCGGCCTGCTCGTTTCTTTTAGCGCCTTTCATCTCGCCGTCAGCCGCGCCCGGCTCGCAATACTTAGGCTGCATATTGTATTGCTCCCGACACATCTTGCCATACATTGACGGTACAGCGTAATGGCTGTTATCGGCCTTTTCATAGCTAAAGTCTTTGACGTCATCTTTCATGAGTACTCTCCGTGTAAATGTCTATTAATAGAACATTGCACAATCCCCCCTCGTGCAATAGTTAGAACATAGCACAACTTTAGGTTATCCACAAAATCCGTGGATAAACTTGTGAGCAATTTAATAGGTGTTGATTAATTGATCTATTTCCCACAAAAAAAACTGTATGTTTTCAAGCTCTGCATCGCTAATTAACCATCGGTCTAGCTGCCGGTGATGATTAGGACAAAGCGGCAAAATATTATCTAGGGTATATCCTCCCCCCTCAGAATGTGGAACTAAATGTGCTAAATCAATAGAGGCTTTATCCCATCCACACATACAACATACTTCATAAAACTTATCCAATCTCAATTTAGATAAATATTCTTTAAATTTTTTTGCCCCCCCGCGTGAATAAAAATCAACTTTTAAAACCTTCATAACCATTCCTTTGTAAACACACAACAATATTAACACATATTTTTGTACTACAACCCTTGTAATATAATTTCAACTATTGTAACATTCAAATCGTCAACAACAACAACCGGAGATAAAACATGAAAATGCCTTGCAGAATTACCGATGAAAACGTTTATAACCCTTGGGAAGACGATGCGGCAGAGGAACTTGAAGTGGTTAAAACACTAGAAGAGTGCAGCGTTTACGACTTGATGGGGCAAGAGCACCAAGTTTGGGTCGGCAAAAATACAAAATTCGGTTACGTCTTGGAAATTGAAAACGAGGACGGCCAGAAAATTTCAGAGAGTCAAATTCATCCCTGCGCAATGGAAAGCCTAGCAACCTTTTGTCGACAATTCTTAAATAACTTTGATCGCATAAACGGTGATTTATCCGATGCGCCGTATGAATCTCCGGCATTCAGGCCTGGGAGGATGTCAATACGCTAATCCGGATAAACATCTTTAGCGGTTAAGCCTTTAGGGGAGTTGGATGCGGTAAAACGCACTTGCTCTCCTTGCGCTAAACTTTTAAACCCGTCTTTTTTAATTTCTTTGAAGTGCACAAAATAATCTTTGTTACCGCTTTCAATAAACCCATACCCCTTTTGGTCGTTAAACCATTTCACAGTTCCGTGTTGCATTTTTAAGTCGTCCATCTTGTTATCTTTCAGGGTTAGAAGGCTTGCAATTACCATGCGCGTAATCCGGTAAACCCATCTCTTTCCAAACATTAACATGAGCTTCCAATGCTTCTAAGGATAAGTCCCCGTTTAACATATCCTGTTTATCGTCTTCGCTCAATAGGCGCATTGCAATTAACCGTGGGCTTACCCCGCACTTAAGCGCTGTTTTGCTAATCATGCGCTTGCATTCGTCACGCGTTGGCATTTCCATTCCTCAAATGTCATAGGTTCTTTACCCTGCACATGGGCTAACTTCAAAAAATCTCTGTCATTACGAAATTGAGATAAATAAAGCGCATAATCGGCCCCTGCGGTGTCAATTACTTTTTTTCGACCTTCATGCGAATCTATTTTTAGGTAATTTTCAGGATTTTCTCGAGCAACCCATTTTTTAAACTTATCCCTCGTTGCCCATGTGGATTTTTGATCGTAATGGTCTCTGCAAGACTCGAACATTTCCTCAAGCGTTACGTTCCTGCCTTGAAATTTTTGAGTAAATAATTCCTGAATTGCCGGGTCTTCTAACGCTTTTTGCTCTGCTTTTTCTTTTTTTAATTTTTTAATTGTGTGCTGTGTAGGAGGCGAAGCCTCCCCACACACATGAGAAGATTTTTGAAAAGATTGTTGATTCTTATATGGTACTGCATATTGTGCAGTCGGGCCTGCATATTGTGCAGTCGGGCCTGCATATTGTGCAGGGGTTGGCAAATCTTGTACAGTTGTATTATCATCAGTCTTTTCGTGTGTTTCCTCTACAGGTTTAAAAAATCCATACGTTTGGGCAACGTCATAAGAGTTAGTTTGCCCATAGCGCCAGTGATGGTTTTTTATTCTTTTGATAAGGAAATGTTCTTTTTCGAGTTCGTTTAATACTTGGTAGGTTTTTCTTTCGGATATACCAGAACGGATAGCTAGTGACTCAACGGTAATATCGACCTCGTCATGGTCAAGCTTAAAGTCAATTAGCTTTCTAAGCTGGCCATATACCTTAAGCGCATACGGCGAAAGATTATCCCAAATATTTACATCTACAATTAAGAATGGGCCACGATTGTCGCGTGCTTTTTTTATGCCCAATTTATTTGTTTTAGGTTTGCTGATTGAATCAGTCATGTTATAATAACTCCGTGTGATTGTTCTCTACCACAAGAACTGTTGTAGGATTTACGTGCAATCAACTGGTAATTGATTGACACGCGAGGGCTGGATGCCCTACCATTACATTACTATTTCATTTTCACAGCCAAACCTTCTGCAAAAGTAGCTTTTTGTAATTCCATAGCGTTTATTATTTCCTCTAAGCGATGACAAGCCGTATGCAAAACACGGCCTGCATTGTCGTCATTTGTAGCGTGGTATGCGCCGTATAAATACTGATATAATTTTTTTAATTCGATAACATTATCAATTTGATTCATGATATAATGGCCTCGCAAGTTGGAGTAAGTTCCATTATACTTCCTTATGGTTGAGTTCAACACAAAAAAAAGCCCGATTCAGGTCGGGCTTTGTGTTTTTATAAGCTTATCCCTTAACCACGACTCTACCACTTCTATTTCCTTTGAGCTAAAAAATAATTCAATAGGATTAATTTCTCGCTCAATAACGGAATTGGCTATTCGGTTAAGTAAATCGCACGCAAGTTCTTTTGTATTAAGTTCCATCAAATCCTCTTTGATTGGTTAATTTACAGAGAATGAAGCACCACGGGTACGACAATCGATGACACAATCAAACCTATCATCCAGTTTAATTTGTTATCAATTCTGTCCATGCGTTTTTCAAGATACAAAAACTTTGCATTATGAACACGCAGCTGCACTTCATGTTGGATATATTGCTCTGGACTAAACGCTCCCTTTGCGCTCATGCTTTTGCTCAGCTGTAACGGTTAATTTACCCTCGGTAATTTGTTGCAAGCGATATTGCGCGTTAATAGGAACATACCCCCACTTGAGCCAATTCGCTAGTGTAGCAGCGGACATCCCCGTCTCCTTCCGAAAACGATACAGAGATTTAAAATGATTTTTTACATCAGCCGGCGTCATTTTTTTTACCCTTTGTTATTTTGTTAAAAGAATTGTAACACAGTAGTTGCTATATTACAAGTTTTTTAATAATATGACCCGATGCGCAAATTCAAATAACTACACTCTGTTTCCTAAGGCTAAACATTAAAACATACGGTTGTTTTATCGTTATGCGCAACACATCAATTAGATAAATTCACCGGCCTTCTGTCTGGCCCAAACTCGTCTGCTTTTAATCTACCATCAGTAATCTTTTCAATTCTTAGTTGCTGGGCATGGGGTATCCATCCCCTTTTCTTCCAGTTGGAAAAATTTCTATCGGATATTCCGAGAGCAAGACAAGCCTTACGACCGCTGCCAAATTCTTCTATTAGTTCGTCAATATTCATATTGGGCACGCATAAATGAAATGAATTGGATAATACCTTAATAGTTATGTTTGATCAAATATATATTGTATTCGGCCATCAAGAAATAACCCAATCCAATTAACACATTTGTGTTGACATAAGTTAACACTTATGTTTTAATACACCCACAAACACAAACAAAGGAGTCAACAAAATGAACATCAACGATATTACAAAAATAGGTTCAAAGGATTTTGTAAGAAGCGAATACTAGTAACAGGAGTACTCAAAATGCACATATTTGATGCAAAAAAAACAATCTACAGCATGACGCTCGCTGATATTTGTGGAGAAGACAATTCAACAATGTTAAGCAAAAACCCGTCGTTCGGATACGACTTGTACATCGAGAACGAAAACTGCGAGTGTGTGCTGGACGATAAGGGTATTCATCCTTACGCTATAGAAAGTCTCGCTCTATTTTGCAGGCAGTTTTTAGCGTCATACCAGACTAACTACAAGGAGCATTTATGAAAAGAAAAGAATTTAAAGACGGTATTTATGACATAACCAATGAGGAATACCACGCGTCTGCAGGCGTTTCACGCAGCACCCTTATGCTTTTGAATAAAAGCCCTTATCATTTTTGGTACGAGGTGTTTTCAGGACGCGCAGAGCGCAAAGAAGATACCCCCGCTATGATTATAGGGTCTTTGTTTCACACCCTCTTATTAGAGCCGCATAAACTAGACAAAGAATACGCGATCGCGCCTAAGATAGACCGTAGAACGGCAAAAGGCAAAGAAGAATGGGCGGAGTTTCAAACCTATAGCGAGGGGAAAATTGTAGTAACCCTTGACCAATATGAAAAGTCGCAGGAAATGGCAAACCAAATCCGCGAACACGAAATTGTTAGCACCCTTTTAGGTGAGGCAGTTTTTGAGCAATCAATATTCTGGACGGATAAAGAAACAGGCCTGCAGTTCAAAGTGCGCCCGGATATTTGGGCCGAGAAAATGGTAGTCGATGTAAAAACAAGCGCTGATGCAAGTTATTATGCGTTTCAACGGTCATCGGTTGGATATGGCTACTTTTTGCAAGCCGGCATGATATTTGAAGCCTGCAAAGCGGTCGGCAAGCCGTTTGAGATGTTTGTAAATCTAGTATGCGAAAAAGAGCCCCCTTATGTACCGGCGGTTTATATGATGGATGAGGAAGCGTTACAGTTTGGAATTGACCAATTTAATAACCTTAAAAAGAACTTACGCGAATGTTTAGATAAAGACGAATGGCCGGCTTATCCTGTTAGAGAGCTTGGCGTTCCTATGTACGCTTTAAAAAATATTGACGAAGAATAACGAGGAGACACCCATGACTAACGCATTAACAACATCCAACATCCACGGTTTGGTTATGTGGGATGATCAAAAGAAGCTAGAGGAAATACGCAAATTATTCGCACCTACACTTACAGATATGGAGTTCCAGTTCTTTGTAGGTCTTGGCAAAGCCTCCGGATTAAATCCGTTCACCCGCGAGATTTGGGCGGTTAAATACGATAAATCATCACCCGCTCAAGTTTTTATCGGCCGAGACGGTTATCGTAAAGCCGCGCAAGCCCACGTTGAGTACGATTACCATCAATCAGATGCCGTATATGAAAACGACAAATTTGAAGTGGTAAACGGTGAGGTGAAACATTCCTATAGTCTCACTAACCGAGGAAAATTGGTAGGCGCATACTGTATTGCTAAACGCCATAAATCATCACGACCTTTATATGTTTTTGTTGAAATTGGGGAATACTCAACAGGGCGCAGCGTTTGGAAAGATAAGCCTGCCACGATGATTAAAAAAGTAGCCGAATCTCAATGCTTGCGCGCCTGCTTTCAAGACCTGCTCGGAGGTACTTACGGCGAAGAGGAAATGGCACAACACAACGAAGGAGTCGCCCCAAGCAAGCAAAGCAAATCAGACCACCTTATGAATAAATTAAAAGCCGCTAAAGGCCAAGTTATTGACGCGGAAGTCACCCAAGCGCCTAACGAAACCGGTGAAGTTGCAAACCCTCAGCAACTTAAGGAACTCCACGCCTTAATTGCGGTTAAAGGCTTCACCAACGGGCGTATGACAAAAGCTCTGGATTATTACGGCGTTGAGTCCATTGGTCAATTAACCGCAGCGCAAGCAGACGATTTTATAGCCAAGCTTAATAAAGAGCCCGATAAATGATGGGCCACCCTTTCGACAAAAGAAATACCAAGCGTGAAAAACGTACAGAAGGAATAACCATGAAATCCTTTAAAAATAAAATGATAATGGCATACCTTGCAGCAGTAAGCATTGCATCTGCTATAGGCTATACGGCAAAAATGGAATGGTGGGCTTGCGGGTTGCTTTCTATGGGGTTAATGATCGTGTTTATTAATACATTTAAGGATTAAAGCATGTCCGTAGACGAAGTATTAAAGTATTTTGGTTCAGGCGCGGCCGTTGGTCGCGAGCTTGGCCTTTGCCGAACCACTTTTGATTCTTGGCGGATGCGCGGCTATATTCCGAGGCTGCAACAGTACCGCATAGAGCGCATTACTGCCAACGTTGTAAACGCTTTGTGCGGGTTTAAAAAGATAGAGGGATTACATTATGGTAGACTGTAAACGCCTCTACTACATCGAGGCAAAAAACTCGCACAAAGGCTTTGAGATTGCGCTCAAGGCCATCAAGCTGCGAGCCATATACGGCAACAAAGTCAACGGAAAAATTCCAGTGGCGTGTTGCTTTGAGAGGCCAAGCGATGCTATTGCTTTGCTTGAACAGGCGGTCGAAACCATGAAAAACGACCTAACGACCCAACTTATCGAGGCGTTCGCATGACAGAATTAACTCTAAATAAAACACAATCGTCAGCGCTTGTCACGCCTAAAGAAGATACGCCAAAAGACCCCCTGCTTGAAAGAATCAAAATGCTTGAGAAGCGCGTGGAATACTGTGAATCGGTTGCTAGACAATACGAGTATATGTATAAAGACCTAGAGCGCAAAATAAAAACGCTGGATGATCGCCAAGGAAACGTGCAGGCGATTTATGATTATATGTTAAAAGTCGGTAGTTCACTAGCCGCAAAAAACCCACATGGCGCGGTATTTTTAAACGAAAACGATGACCCGAGGCGACTTAATGATAAGTAACAAACGCCCCACTGTTAAAGGATTAACAAGGTATTATGAAGGTATTAAGACCGTACCAGCAGGACGCTGTAAAAGAATGTTGGGATGCGTTAAAGAAAGATGACGCCCCCGTATTGTTAATGGCAAGCGTAGGCGCAGGCAAAAGTTTAATGCTTGCGTCTATTCTAATCACGATGCAAAAAGCCGGTAAGCGTGCTTTATGCTTAGTCAATAACGCCGAATTAGTACGCAATAATTGTGCCATCTTTATCGAGCAAGGTGGCGATGCTTCGATATATTGCGCAGCCCTTGGTGAAAAAGACGATCATTCTACTGTTATATTCGGAACGCCTCAATCCGTTTTAAACGCTATTAATAAAAATGAACCCTTAAGCCATATTCACTTTAATATCATAGTGGTGGACGAAGCACATAACATCAATTTTCACAACGACCGCACCTGCTTTATGCGCATATTGCGCCATTACAAGCACCAATACCCAGACATGCGATTACTAGGCGCTACAGGGACAAACTTTCGCTATAAAGGATCTGAAATAGTAGGAGATAACTGCCTGTTTAAAACACAGGTGGGAAACATTACAACAGAGCAATTAATCAAAGACGGTTATTTAATTGACCCAAATTTTGAAATTGAAAAAGAACTGATGCTGGATTTCTCAAACGTACGGATTCAATCAAACGGCAAATTTAACGCTAAAGAGCTAGAGGAAGTTGTAACACAAAGCGCCCGTTTAACAGAGCTTATTTGTAAACAAATAATACACGTCATGGTAAGTCAAAAACGGTTCGGCTGCTTTATTTTTGCAACTAACAAAAAACACGCCGAAGAGATTATGTCGCACTTGCCCCCTAGCGAAAGCGCTTTAATTTTAGGCGAAACCCCACAGGATGAACGCACGAGGATATTAAACGATGCTAGAGCGGGTAAAATTAAATATTTGGTTAATATTGCTATTATTAGTGTGGGTATTGACGTTCCCCCTTTTGATACGCTTGCATATTTACGTCCTACAGAAAGCCTCGTTTTGTTCGTCCAAACAATGGGCCGCGTTCTACGGTTGTCTGATAAAACCGGAAAAAAAGACGCCCTAGTATTAGACTTTGCAGGAAATATTGAGCGCCATCAAGATTGGGATAATCCAATATTGCTAAAAGCGGTACGGCAAGCCTTAAACGAAGAAAAAGCGCTCGTTATAAAATGCCCTAAATGCTTTCAATTAAACAGCGAACATGCAAGGCGGTGTATAGGAGAGAGGCGTTATGAAGATAGGGAAACAGGCAAAGAGATTATTGTTCGTTGCGATTATTTTTTTGAATTTAAAGAATGCCCCAACGATGACTGCAAAGCGCAAAACGATATCGCCAGCCGCCATTGTAGGTTATGTCAAACGGAGATTATCGACCCAAATGATAGGCTTAGCATTGAGCCTGCTAAAGAGGGACTGCATGAATTAAACGTATTGCGCGCTTATTTTAAAGTTCACCCTACGCAATCGGCTTTTAGAGTAAGCGCGGCTTATATATGTAAGAACGAAGAGGGAAAGCAGTCTACTTATTACGAAAACTTTACGCCCACCAGCGAAAAAGCAAAGCACGTTTTTTACGGACAATTTGTTAAAAAGCATTGTACTAACGCCAGCGACTGGTATCCCCATCTTACCGACGCCGGCAAAATGGTTATGATGCTAGGTTTTGCAAAAGAACCCACCAAGATATGGATAAAACATGAATCAAACGGCTATCGTATTAAGAAAAAAGAATTTAATGTTGAAGGAGCAGGATTTGAGCATTACCAAGGAAGCACAGGAGCTAGTCAACGGTCAACGACGTAAAGACTACGGGGATTGACTAATCAATCACTGCGAGAAAGATTCGGGCTTACCGAAAGAAGTGGCAATAGTATTTCCCAAATTATCAATAATGCTTTGGAGCAAAATTTGATTAAACGGGATCCAAACGCTCCTGACTCTAAAAAGTTTGCCCGCTATTTACCTATCTGGGCTTAATTTTTATTTCATTGAAACCGGAAATTAACTAGGGTCTAATCAATAGCATATTGAAAATAAAGGCTATTCTTATTTCATCGTAAAAAGAGTTTTGCGAAACGCTTGCTAAATGATTGCATTCTGATTGCAGAATAATATCACCACCTAACCCTGTTTGCTGTGAAAAAGCCTGTGTGTAGCATGAGTTATCCACGAATAAACGGTCACGCTTTTACGAATAAACGGTCACGCATACTTATATACCTATATTAACCTGTATTAAAAATACCTGTAGTTAATCGCCGCTAACTGTGGATAACGCTATCGCGTTACCCACAAACGCGACTCACAAGCTGATGGATATGTGGACAAACCTTCGCTGCGCTCAGGTGTTGCCCACATACCCACAGCCCAACAAATTTTTTTATTTTTGAAGAAAAAGAAAAGAAGCTATGAGCTTAGAGAAATACTGGCAGGCACTCCAAAACATCATCCATGCTATGCCCGTAGAGTGAGAGTAGGGCAACGGCTTGGTTGGGTGTGAGATTGCGAAACAGTGTGGCTTGACCCGGTGCGCGACAAACCCCGCCGTTCAGGGCGGGGAAGGATAGCGCGGACGGCGCAGATGTCCTATAATGGCATTGCTGCCGAAAACCAAGGCAGCCTACGGCAGGGCATGCCGGAAGTAACGCCTGTGGAGATACGAGCAGCGGTTGCGCACTCGGCCCAGGAACCCACCGAGGCGAGTCAAACTTCGGTGTGAACGCGGTAGGAATCCTCGCCCTTTAGGGCGGGGAGAATGTCAAATAATAGGTAGTCCAATGCCAGAAACCATCCACACATATCATATAGAATGGAGCGATATCGAGTCAGCCAAGGAAGTAACAAGAATAACCAGGGAGTTTTTTTCTGAACTCAACGAATTACTCCAGCAAGAGGATTCAATTCCTTATTCCCTGCCCATGCTTGTTTCATCTCAGTTGAGAACGCTGCTTATGAAAGCTTATGACGATATGGCTAAATATGTAGATAAACATGCAAAACCAGGATTTGTATCAGGCCGTGAGGTGGCTCTTGTTATTAACGAGTCTATTCGCTGCTATGCAGATCAAGTAGAAAAAAAAATCAAAGAACACTCAGACTCTTTCCTTAATTA